GATCCGTACCGGGCCCGATCGGGCGGGCATGGTGGAAGGGTCGGCCAGCATTTCGCCGATGCGGTTGGCGACGCGCCCTTCGGCCGGCTTCATCAGCAGGCTGAACCACTGATTGCCCAGCATGTCTGCCATCAGCGTATCGGCGAGGCCTCCCGGCAGCCCCGGCGGCCCCGCCACGCTGCGCAGCAGGTTACGGCCGGTGAGGTATTGGGCCGTGGGCGATCCGGTCACTGCGGCGCTCGTTTGCGCCCAGCGCTCGCTGCCCAGATCCTTTTTCATGTTTTCGATCAGCTTCACATCGTCGGGCGTCAGTACATCACGCGCGCGCGCCGCCTCGGATCCGGTGGCACGGCGCACCAGCTGATCGAGGTCGCGCGTTGCATTCGCAAAACTGTTCGGCGTGAGGCCTTCGGCGCCGTAATTCGTGAGCTCGGGGACGAGTTTCTCTGTGATGTACTGGCCCACGCGCAGCCGATCGATCGGCCGGCTCGCTTTTTCATACGCGGCGCGCGCGTGCTCGTAATCGGGTGACAGCCGCTGCATGACGCGATCCATCCGGTCCATCGTGTTGGTGAGGATCCGGGCTTCATTACCGCGCCCCTGCGCCTTTGCCCGTTCGATCATGTCGCCGAGGATCTGCTTGCCGTAATGCATGTTGATCAGCAGCGAGCGCGGGTCGTCACTGAAATTGATCGACGGATCGCCGCGCAAGGTATGCCCTTCCGCGCGCGCCAGCTGCGCGCCGCGGTTCATCGCTTCCCCAAAAAACGGATTGTTCGGATTGCCGGCTTGATCCTTGCCGGTGAGGCCCTGAATCAGCCGCTCCGTGTCCTTGTTCATCCGGCTGGGATCCAAGCCGGTCGCAAAGGCCTGGTCGTACATTTGCCGCGCCTGGCGTTCACGATCGGCCACCAGGCGATCGAGCTCACCGGGAGCACCGGTGAGCGGCGCCAGGGCGCCCTGGCGCGCTGCCAGACGGCTGGTTTTCTCCTGGGCCATGCGGGAGGCGATCTCAGGCGCTGCGGCTTGGCTGGAGCGCTGGAGCTGCGCAATGCCGGGGTCGCGGGTGACCTCAGCGAGCGACAGCGTGGAGCCCGGGATGAACTGCTGCGGTGTACCGCTCGCAGCCTGGAGGCTCGCCGGATCCGCGGCGAATCGCTCCAGGGCGTTGAGCGCGATGGTCTCCTGACCGCTACGGGTGAAGGGATCGACCAGGCCGCGCTTGGCCGCTGGCAGCGCGCGCGCAGCGCCGGTAATGCCACCGCTGAACAACGCACTTTCGGCCGCATTCGACAGGCGCGACTCGTCGGCCGTCGTGGGCTGCAAGGCGCCGTACAACCCACCGAGCGCCGCCGATCCGATGACCGTGTTGGCGCCGGGCACCAGTGCTGCCGGCGCTGCGGTGGCGAGATTGCCGAGGGTCAACCCCACCTTGCCGGCGCCGGTCTCCATCAGCGGCTGATCGCGCGCGCGCGCCTCGGCGACGTCTTCATCCGATACCAGGCCCAGCACCTGGCCAATCCCGCGGCCGGTATCGGCGAAGGCCTTGCCGGCGGCAGCGCGCAGATTGCGGTTGGTGGCGGCGAACTCCTCGCGTTGCAGGCGCCCCCGCTCTGCCGCTGGCAGCGCCAGGTATTGGTCCGGCGACAGCTTTTCGAGGTCCGGCACATGCTCCACCGGAGTGTACTCGCCGCCCGGCTGCGAGCTGCTCCGGAAGGCGTCGGCGATCACATTGCCCGGGGCTGTGCCACGTGGCACAGCCTCGAAATCGTATTTCACCGGGTTACCGGGGCCGAGGGGCTGCAAGCTTTTTATGGTAGTGCCGGTCGCTCCGCCTGCGCGCTTGATGGACACCGGGATCCGCTCCAGGCCCTGTTCCTGCGCCATGAGCGCACGGTGGCGGCCGTCCTGGTCGATGACCTTGGCCATGCCATCCTTGTCGACGCGGATGTCCAGCTGGGGGATCGCATCGAGGGCGTCGCCCTTGTTGACGGATTTTTCCAGCGACTGGGTTTTGCCGGCGTGATCTGGATCCTCCTCGACGCCAGGCGCCAACGCCAGGTATTCCGCCGGCGTCATGTACACCACGTCGTAACCGGTTTTGCCCTGGTACTTCGATACGGCTTTCGGGTCGAAGGTGATGCGCTCCTGGTAGCGCGTCCAGGGCAGCCCCGATACGATCTCCTTCGGGCCATCGGCCGGTTTATCCGAATACTTTTCCCACGGTTGCGCCATTTACTTCACCTTCTCCCAGGACGATTTGCTCGCCGGATTGCCGCCCTTGAAGCGGTACCCGTCGATCACATCGCCCGCCTTCGGCGCCGCCGGTTGCTGCGGCTCTTCTTCCCCACCTTCGCCTTCGGCCGCGTCGACCAGGTGTTGCCGCATTTTCCGTTGCACGATCCCCGGGGATTTCATCGCCGCATCCATTTCGCGCTGCAATTGTTTGATGACCGCCGCGTATTGCTGCGGCGACTGCGCCACTTCGATCATCTCGCGCGCGTGCTCTTTATCGGAAACCGTCGGTGTCCCCGAAGGGGATATCGCGCGCGCGTACGCATTGATAAACGAATTGTTCGCGGCTACGAATTGCGCGACCTCTTCGCTTCCGCGATTCTGATCAAACAGTTGTTGCGCGCGGTTCAGCGGCATAAACGAGCCGCGTTTGAATTTGTTCGAGGCCTCCAGCGCGAGGTCCGCAAATTGCGAGGCCTCGTTCACCGCCATTTCGATGTTCACGAGTTTTGTCTGACCGGTGCGCTGCCCCGCTTTGAAGCCTTCGAACTCGCCGATCGCCGCTGCAATTTCCGCGGGTTTCATGCCGAGGTTTTCCGCTTCCTCGTAAATCATGTTGTTGAGTGCGGTGAGGTTTGCACCGCCTTGCGCGCCGCGGCCGAGGTTTTGTTTAACGGTGCGATCGCCGGCGAGATATTGCCGCGCCATCGCACGCAGATTTTTTTCCGGAATCGACGGCTCGACGTCGACGCCTTCCATGCGTTTCTCTCGAAGGCGCGCGGTTTCCTCCATCGCCTGGTTGTGCCGCTTGGTTTCCGCCATCGTCTGCGTGTCCTTGTACGACAGGACATCCGCCCGGAAGCGGTCAGGATCGAATTGCGGGTTTTCCGGATCGGGTAGATCACCGAGCACACCCGATTTTTTCACTTCGCCGATGCGCTGGTTCAGGTGTTGCTGCGCGAGTTGCGACGCCCGTTCCGGCGAAATACCGCGGCCGAGCGCGCTGTCGTAAACACCCAGCGCACTGCCCTTCAAATCGTTGGTGATTTCGAGCGCCTTCTCGCGCAGTGCCTGTTTGTTTTTTTCCTCGGTGGTTTTCGCGCTGCGCAGATCCGCGGCGATGCGTTCTTGCTGGAGCGCCTGTTGCCGATAGGCCATCGCCGTATCGGGCGCGAGCTGGGCAATTTGCCCCAGTGCGACCGTCGTGGGGCTGCCGGTGGTCGGATCTATCGCGCCAGGTTGTGACAGCAACTGACGGACGCCCTGCTGCTGCTGCGCCGCGTACTGCTGCTGTTGCAACGCCAGCTGGTGCAACTGCGCCTGGGTGGCGATGTCCTTGAGCTGTACCATCTGCGCCGGCGTCATGAACTCCGGCGGTTTGACGGCCAGCGGGATCTGCGGGTTGAGCGCCATCGGCAGCCTCCTATTTCGTCGGTACCGCGCCTTGGTTCATATAGCGCGACAGCAGCTTTTGCCCCTGGTAGTTATTCCACGCATCGCCGAGGCCCTGACCAAACGCATTGAACATGCCCACGGTGCCAGCAGCCTGTGCGTTGCCCTGATCGAGGAGGTTGGCATTGATCTGCGCCGCCGTGTTCTGGCCGACGCCGGCGAGCGAACTGGCTGCGCCCAGGCCCTGCCCCGTCAAACCGGTCAGCATGTTGTAACGGCGGCTCTGATCGCCCACAAAGCGGTTATACGCATTGGTGAATTCGTCCGAGGCGATGCCCTGGCTGAACTGCGTCAGGTCTTTGAGTGTGCCCCCGGAAAAGGCCCCGCCCAGCGCCGAGTGCTGGTTCTTGATCTCGTCTTGACCCTGCTGGAGGCGGAACGCATACCCCGGATCTGCCGTGAAATCGGCCATGGTGAACTGCCGGGCGCCGGGCGCGTTCGGGTTGACCGCGCCGCCCTCCCCGATACCGAGGAACGCGCGCAGCGCGCTGAGGGCATCGGTGCCCCCGCTGATGAACGGCTGGAGCAAGTCCTTGTTCGTGTCGTACATCTGCCATTGCAGGGCGTTCGCCTTGTCGGCGGACCGTGACTGCTGGCCGGCCGCTTTCTTCGATCCATATGCGCCAATAGCGGCCGATCCGATTGCTGCTGCTGCTCCCCAAGGCATGGTTTTACACCTTCTGTAAAAGGCTCACATTCAGCTGATGTTCGCCGGTGATCTCGACCGCGCCACGGCCCTGTACGTTGTGGATGCAGTACAGGACGGTGTCCGGCTCCAACGACATAAACGTGTGTTTCTCGCCCGCGGGAATCAGGATCGCTGTCGGCGCCTGGTAGTCGCCGAGCCACTTGGTATCGCGCCAGACGCGAACGGATCCGCGCGCCAGCATGCTGTGGTGGCTGTACCGATGCTGATGCTGCGGCACGAACGTGAAAGCCACCTGCAGGTGCATTTGCTTGATGAAAACACCGTCGGTGCAGACGAATTCCCAGTGATCGATGGCGACCGGTTCCAGGCCGATACCGGACGCCTGCAACCAGTCCTTGCGCCGCTCTACTGGGTTTTTATCCAGGTCCTCGGCTTCGTTCATGCTTCGCACCTCAGGCAGATGATTAGGGTGATCCGGTCATCCTGGCCGTTGTTCACCACCTCATGTTCCTTCGTGTTGTCGAAGGTCCAGACCTCCCCCGCTTTCATCGCCACGAACTCGTCTTCCGTGCGGTTCACGCACTGCGGGTTTGACTGCAAAATGCAGTACAACTTGCAGTTGTAGTACTCAACGTGCCACCCCCGATCCGTGTGCGCATCGATGCGGCCGCCCGGCGGGATCCGCGTCAGCAGCACACCCCCGAGCCGTGTCGCCTCGCAGCGCGCCATGAGCCCGAACACGATCGGCCGCAGCGCCGGCAGCGCGCGCCAGGCCGGGTAAAAGATCGGATCGTGCGCGTCGTTGAACCGCGAGTAGTCGCCCGTCTCCTTGAACCGCTCCTCATCGTTATAGCGCACCCAGATATCCTGCATGTCACCGTGAGGCGAACCCGGCGCCGCCCGCCGGGCGCTATGGGCATCCCACAGCGCCGGCTGACGGTGCAGCTGGGCCAGCAGCGGCACCACGTCCACCCCGTCCGCAATCTTGAGAAAGTACTTCACAACAATTTCCCAAGATTGCTGATTCCCGGAATTTCTTCCTCGTCGCTTGGTGGCTTCGCACCATTGAGCCGCTGTGCGCTGGATCCTGCAACAGCCGGTTCGTTCGGTTTCTTATCTTCCGGTGTTACTGGAGGAGTCATCGGTATTGCATTGATTTGCTGAGCACTTTGACTGTGTAGCTTGTTGATGACCACCCAGGTCAGTTTCGCCGGCTGCTCGCCCAGGGCGGCCAAAATGGTGTTCGTATCCGCGATGGTAAGTTGAAATTGCAGGGTCTGATTCTCAGGTAATGCTTGCATGTGTGCCTCCAAGTGTTTGTTACCACGCTGGAATATAGCGCGTCGTGCCCGCGTCGTTAATCGGAATCCACTTGGTGGGGTTGCCCGCAGCGGGTGCATTGGTCAACGTGCCGGTATTGCCAGCGGCGCCATTGGTGAAGGCGGTATAAGTGCGGATCATTGTCGCGCTGCTGATCGAAAGGCTGCCGTTCACCTGTAGCTTTTCGGCGCCGGCGGTTTCCGTGGTGGTGCCAATCAAGATATTTCCAGTGGTGGCAGCCCGAAGCACGGTTGTGGAGGTAACCACCATATCGATCGGCAACAGCGTGCCAGTGCCGACAGGACTGGTGATGACCTGCACAGCGCCGGCGCCCGGATTGACCTGCAGGATGCCGCGAGGGGCATTTTCGACATCGGAGCTGCCGTACAGCTGAATGCTGCACGCCGTCGCGGTGCCGTTCGGCGCAACGGTCAGTGCGGTACCGACATTGGTTGTCGACGTTTGAAAGATCAGGCGATTCGCGATCGAGCCAATACCGCTGCTCATGTCCCCGGTGATGCGCCGCCCGTTACCGGGGAAATTCAAATTGCCAGCGACCTGTAGCTTGCTGGTGCCATCGTCGGTCGTCGTGTTGATCAGCAGATTCCCGGTCGTATTCAGTCGCACGCCTTCGGTCAGCGTCGTGCTGCCCGCCGGCGTCACGCTGAGAGTCAAATAAGCACCGCGGGCGCTACTGGTCCAGTTTTCCCCCGCGACACCGATCAGCGCGGCTTGCGCGCCGGAATACGCGGAGCCTGAGTGGTAACCCGACCAGGACAGACGTCCCAGCTCATTGCCCGATACCACTTGCGAGGGCGCCGCCGCCGTGGTGTTTGCCCGCCGAATAGTGATGTTTGCCAGGTTCGCATACGCATCCAGCACCAGACGTGGGCTGTTGCCGTCGCTGTTCGCAATCATGAACAAGGTATCGCTCGGCGGCGTTTGCGGTGCAGCGGTGTTGCGGTTGACCAGCAGGGCAGGGCCGACGTCGGTCGTAGCGCCGATTAGCAGGTTGCCGGATCCCGCTAGGCGCATGACTTCGCGCAGCGTGGTGGTGGTGTTGGCGACATTGGTCCACGAAAAATACGTGCCGTGGGCGGTGGAGCTCCAAGCCTCGCCGGCCAAAATGAGCGCCTGCGCCACGCCGCCGGTGTACGCAGTACCGTCGTACCCGAAGCCCTGGATAGCGCCAATCGCATTGTCGGCGGCAAGAGCGCTCGGCGCGGCCGCCGTCGTGTTCGCCCGCCGAAACGCCACCTGACAGGTTTGCGCAAATGAATCCACCATGATGCGCGCGACGCCGCTGTCGGCTGCACCCAGATGCAGGACTGTGCCCGAGGCAGGGGCGGCGAGGGCCGCCGTATTCCGTGATACGGTCAGCCGCGCTTCTGAATCCGTGGTTGTGCCAAGCAGGAGATTAAGCCCGGTGCTGAATCGGCCGGCTTCTGTACCCAACAAAAATGCGAGCGGCAACTGTGTGCCAGTGCCTGTAATACCTGACTCCAGGAATATCGCGGCAGAGCCGGCGTTGGCCTGGAGTCGCCCATAGGAAGCATTGGTGGGATTGGACTGTGCATACAAAATTACCGAAGACAGGCCTGCGGTGCCGTTCGGAATAAACCCGACATTGGTATTGCTGTTCGCTGTCGAGGTTTGGAACATCGCGCGGTTCGCCACCGTCGCGTTGCTGAAATCAGCGAGAAATCGCCGGCCGGTGCCAATGAAAGCCAGATTTCCGGCGATCTGGAGTTTATTGGTGCCGTCGTCAGTGGTGGTGCCGATCAATAGATTTTGCGAGGTGGTGAAGCGAGCCGCTTCTGTGCCGGCAATGGAAATTGCGAGCGGCAGCGCGGTGCCGGATCCCACCGAGGTACTCGATAACGTCGACAGGGTCGACGAAATAAACGCCGTGAACAGGCCGGCGTTGGTCGGCGTGGCGTTGTTGTACAGGTCAATGCCAGACTGTACGGCAGTGCCGCTCGGCAGCACCGTGATGCTCGTGTTGCTGTTCGCGGTGGATGTCTGCAATGCCAGGCGGTTCGCCCGCGTCGCGTTGCTCATATCGCCGCGCAGGCGCCGCGCACTGCCGATAAACGCCTGGTCACCGGCTACCTGCAGGAGGTGCGTCGCATCGTCTGTAATGGTGCCGATCAGCAGATGGCTGGCCGTCGACAATCGCACCGCGGTGGCGTTGTTGATTTGCAGGTCGAAGGGCAGCACCGTGCCCGCCCCTTGCGCGGCACTGTTGATCGTGACATTGGTACCGGAGGTGACGCCGAACGTACCATAAGACGCATCGGTGGTAGTCGCGCTGGACATCACCACCAGACGTGCGGACAACCCGCCAGTCGCCGGCAGCACCCCCACCAGCGTGTCCTGGGCGGCAGCGGCGTTCTGGAAATAGGGCGACGTCGCACTGAGCGACCAGTCCGCCAGAATGCGCTGGTTGGTACCGGTGAACGCCAGATTGCCGGTCAGGGCCGCGCTGCCGCCCACCTGCAAATCATGCGTACCATCGTCGGTGGTGGTATTGATCAACAGGTGCCCGTTCGTTGCCAGGCGCACCTGCGTAACGCCATCCACCTGAAGATCGAGGGGCAGCGTTACCCCAACACCCATGGCGGCCGTGTTCACCGCCGAGGCGTCACCCCCGGTAATGCCGACAGTAACGTACGGCGAATCGGTGTAAGTGGGATCCGCGAGGGCCGCCCAGGCCGATGCCGTGCCGCTATCGGCACCTGGCAACAGCCCCACGAACGTATCGGCCGCAACGTCGGTGTTCTGGAAGTAGGGCGACGTCGCCAGCAAATCCCAGGGGCCATACAAGCGCAGGTCGTCGCCATCGAGGAGGAGGGAACCCGTCAGCGTCACCCCGTCGAACGTCGGGTGATTGCCAGGACCCAGCGACTGCGGCAGCGACAGGACCAAATCCGCGGCGTCGTTATCGTAGGCCACCACCACCTGGTCTGGCGTGCCGACCAGTCGACCGAGGCGTGGCGCCTCGCCCGTGCGACCAATGAGCAGCTGCCCTGACTGCGCGGCCGCCGTGCTGGCAATCGTGCGTTCATTGTCGGCGTAGAGGAAGGAATCCGGCAGCACACCCGCGAGCGCGAGGCCGTCGGGCGTGAACTGCGCTACCGCGGTGCCGCCGGCGCTGATCGCCAGCGTATTCGCCGCGCTGCGGTACAGGCCGGTATTCGTGTCCGCTTTGAAGCTGAGCGCCGGCTGATCGGCCGAACCGTCCGACAGCGTAATGGTCAGCTGATTGGGCAGGATGCCCTGGCCACCGCCCAGCACACTGACCAGGCCCGCGAGCGATCGCAGCGCAAGCGGTGTCAGGCGCCCATCTGGCAGCGTCCAGCGCTCCTGCGCCGGGAACAGCAGGACGGCATCAGCCACGGAGTGCAGCTCCTTCCATGTCGGCGCCAATCAGGCTTTCGAACACGGGATCCGTGGCCGAGATTTCGAACAGGCGGTTCACGTTGCGCGTACGCGAGGCACCCAGGCGGCGCCACACCAGGGTGCGTTTCGTTTCGCCGATTTTTCCCTGGTCCGCAAACCGCGAGAATGACCAGGTTTGGCCGCCATCATCGGAATACCGCAGGATCACCTGGGGGTTGTCACCCTGCCCCGCCGCCAGCCCAACGCCCATTTGTCCGTCGACCATCAGCCGACTGTACTTGTAGCGGCCGGTGGGCGTTTTGCCGGTTGGATGCGCCTGCCAGGTGCGCAGCCACCGCCGCGGCTGCTCGTTGTCCGTGTAGCAGCCAGGATCCAGCGCATACAGGTTGCCGTTGCGGTAGTCACCCACTACATGCACGCCATTGAAATACACATGGCCGCTGGAGGCGTGCCGCGTCCATTGGCCGTTGCTCCATTCCGCGAGCTCGTGCCAGTATCCGGTCGAGGCGTCGTAACACCAGGTCGCGTTGCCAGTGGGGAAGGTGATCACGTAAAACAGGTGCCCCACGATCTCGTACGTGTAGGCGCGCGCGTCGTCGATCGTCGCATACTGCTGCCAGGCCCATTCAACTCCGTGGGTCGATACCCGCTGCGCCGAATACCCTTGAGCCATCCAGACAGAGCCGGCGCCGCGGTCGCTGTGACCGAGCCAAAAGATCGCCTCGTTCGAAATAGCCACCGAGTAAGGCGCCTGCAACCCCTGCTCTATCAGCACGCCCTGGAGACGCTGGAACGCGAATCCGGACAGGCCTCCGTTCACCCAGACCTCGATCGTGCTGGGGCCGAACAGCCACTGCTGGCGGTTGAATTCGGCCATGCCGTTGATGTTGTCCGGCTGCGAATCAGCGCTGCTGAAATTCAGGCCCGACCAGGCGTACACGTCATTGAGGTCTGACTGCCACCAGTTCTGCGTGCCCATTTGGTTGATCAGGAAAAATCCGTCCTGGAAGGTCGCCACCGCAGGTCCCGCGCCCGTGAAGGGCAGATCAATGCGACCGAACGTCGACACGGTGCTATCGAGCAGGATCGAGGGCGTAATCGCGATGGTGGCCTCGCCGCCGCCGGATGCCACCACGGTCGTCTGTACGGTGAATTGACGCAGCGTGGCCGTGTTCGGCACGAACAGGCCTTTGATGGTGAACACAAGGCCTGCCGGGATGATGGTCTTGGCGGTCCAGCCGCGCGTGGCCAGCGTGGCCCCGGTCTGGTTGGAACCGTTGACCACCGGGCTGCCCGCGGTGGTTTTGAATTGCACCGCCGCATTGTCCGGGGGCGCCTCGGTGACGTTCTGGTTGGCCCCGGATAATACGATCGCCGGCGTGATATTCAGCGTCGCGGTGCCGCCGCCGCTGGCGGTCACGTTGGCCAGCACAGTGAAGGTCCGCAGCGCGGATCCACCGAACTCGAAAACGCCTGGCACGGTGAACTGGCTGCCGGCGAGTACTTCCACACCAGCGGTCAGCCCGTCGATGTTGAGGTTCGCGCCGCTCTGTCCTCCACCGGCGATTTTGGTGTTGGTCTGAAAGGTATCGCCGCTGATGATTGTGATGGTCGCGGCATCCGTGGTGCCCTGCGCGCGGGTGTCATACCCGTACGCCTGGTGCCCGTCGACGATCAGGAGCTGGCCGTTGTTGTTCTTTTTCAGCGTGACCGGGCCCGTGCGACCTACCAGCATGCCAACCGCCGTATACGTCCAGTTCTTGTCGACCGCATAGGCCGCGTTGCCAGCGACAACATACAGAAAACCGCCGATCTGGATAGGGTCTCCGCGTACCGGGCCTGTGGGCAAAGACACGAGTCGCCGCAGGCCTTCGGTGCGATAAAACCCGGCCACTTCTTTTCCGCCGCGCGATTCGGTGGTCTCCACACGCAGGTTGATGCAGCGCTCGCCGGCGAGCACGCTGGACAGGCTCTGATAAGCGCCACCGAGAAAGGGCGTTTTCATTCGTGCGCCTCGCCGTTGGTGATGTAACCATGCCACTGGCAACCGCTGGTGAGCAGGATCGATCGCGACTGGCCCTGCTCGCATTCCAGCGTCACATCTTGGAGGCCGGTACCGACCAGGCGCCAGCGGCCCGGGCCCGGCGTGATCTCATCGGGCACGCCGGCGCTGCGAGACCAACAGAGAATGTGATGACAGCCGCGCGTCGTCTCGCCGCGGTTGCGAAAACAGAGTGGGCAGACGAACCACAGGCCTTGGGCTTCGGCGACCGTGGGGACAATTTGAAACCCGCCGCCGCTGCCCTCTTTGAGTCGGACGAACTCGGGTTCGAGCAGTGACAACCGCATGGATCACCCCCAGCCGATGCCGCCGTCGGTGTCCCGGTAAATGTTATAGGTGGCATTCGGACGGCTGATAATTTCGTTGTCGTAGGCGGCAACCACTTCGCGATTCGCATTGTTGATGCGTTTCACGTTCGCTTTCGCTTCGCTGGCTTTATCGAGCAATTTTTGCGTGGGCTCGACGCCGTAAAAATCCGCGAGCTCGATCGCAAGGTTCGTGCGCAACGCGCGCTTGTAGCCTTTCGGAAAACGGAGCACCGTCTGCTGGTTGGTGAATTCAGTCAGTTGCAGATAGGAATCGAAAAAGAGCGTGTACGGAATGAGCGGGATCGGAAAAATATTGATGATACCGATGGGATCCTGCGGATCATAAAACAGCACGTCCGGGATCTGGCTCGTGATCGTGCGCAGACCCAGCTGGTTCCACCGATATTGCGTGTACAGCGTCATTCCGTAATTGTTGCCGTTGTTGTCTTGGATATAGGCCTGCACGATTTGCAGCGGCCGCGCGCTGTTCACATCGGCGCTAGGATCCGGGCCGATGGTGTACGCCGATTTATTGATCTCCAGCACCAGGCTCTGTTCCTGGATCGCAAAACACGCGAGCTCCTCCGTGCTCCACGAGTCCAGCATATCGTTGGCAACCGTCAGGCAGCGCGCGATGTCGGCCGCATTGATGGATTCGCCCGGCTCATACACGCTGAGCTCCTCCAGCGACTCCTGAAACAAATCACGCGCCGTCGCCATCGATCATCAGGCCTTCGGCTTACGCTTCGACGTGGCATCAGCGGCGGGCGTTTCGTCCGGCGTCTCTGCATCGCCCTCGTTATTCAGCCGATCGGCGATCGCCTGCAGAGCCTGTTCGGTACCGTCCGCAAAATTCTCGTAATCGGTGCGCAACTGCTCCACCTGGCTAACCAGGTCCTGGAGGCCGTGCTCCAATCTCTGCAAGGTTTCGGTGATTTCCGTCGGCACGGTCGCCGACGACGCCTGCGGGGTGCCATGCGCGGACGACAGCAGTTCCTGGGCCCGCTTCTCCACGATTTCGATGGCATTTACTACGCCGCCGATTTTCTGGTTTGCCGCTTCAGCAAAGGCCACCAGCGAATCCCATACATGGCCGTGTTCGGCGCTGCCAACCTTGAAGCGGCCCACCAGATTTTTGAGAGCATTGAGTTGATCGGTCAAAACAGTCATTACGCAGTCTCCTGTTCAAGGGCGCCGGCGACGTCGCCGGCGGTGGGCGCAGTATACAAATCGCCTCCCGGCTGGCGCCGCAGGAACTGGTGGTAATTACCCGGGTACACCTGGTCGCCGGCGTGGTGCGCGATGTCCAGGTTCGGCACAACCCACAGATCACCGCCGCACTCACGCCAGCGTTTACAGAACGCGTAGTCCTCCCCGTACCAGGTGCCATCGATCGCGCCATGGTTGAACAGATCCACGGCCGGCCGATACGGGACGCCGTACACCAGGTGCGGATAGGCGCGCATGAAACGCCCGATCGCTGCGCTGGTGACTTTGAGGAAACCCGCCGGCACTTTTTCAGCAGCGATCGCTCCGTCACTTCGCACGCGCGGATACCCTTCGGCGTCCGTCTGCAGGACGCCCATGTACTCCTCGGGTTCCTTTTTGAACCGGTACAGGCCTGCGACGACGTCGCCCTGGGTTTCGAGCAAGCGCAGCAGATCCTCAGGCCGCCAGGACAGGTCGTAGTCCAGATAGACGATGACGTCCGCCTCGGCGTCCAGGGCCTTGCGGGTCATCGTGGCGCGCGCGGCCGAGATGTACGGGCAGCCAAGCTCCTGCACATAGGCTTCCTGCCAGCCAGCGGCGACGATCAACGGAATGGAGGCCTCCAGCGCCGCGATATAGGGGGCGGTGGGGCCGGCGAGGGAGGGCGTACAGAAAACGACTTTCATGCAACAATTCGCCTGTTTTATGCAACAAACCCCCGGTTTTTGGAAACGCGGGGGCCTTTTTATGCAACGCCCCGGAAACTGATCAGGCCGAACCTTTCCACAAGCCCAGCGCAGTCAGCGTGTTCATGACCTCGATCAACGCCGCTTTCGTGGCCGTGTCGAGGGCGGTCGAACTCGCGGTACCGACGGCGCTGGTAGCCTGGGCGGCGCCAGAACGTTGCACGATCGGGGTTTTGCCGTAGAAGCCGATCAGATCGGTTGCACTCGCACCCAGCTGCGTGCCTTGCGAGTTTTGATCGGACAGCTGTTTAACGGCAGTCGACGTCAGAGTCATAAGTCACCTCAATAAAAAAAAGGCCGCAGGGCACGGCCTCCCGAGAACAGTTGGATCAACCCACCAGGCGCGTGGCGAGCTCGTCGTAATACACCGTGGTGCCGTACAGCACGTCGCTTCGGCAGGGGAAAACGTCGTTGTTGATGTCATACGCCCGAATGACGCGCATGCTGATGTTTTTGTACAGCTCGCGCGCGCCGAAATCGACGCCGCCGGGGATTTCCATGGGCACCATCACGAGACCGAAGGCGTCCTGACAGAACGCAATATTCATCGGATTCGACGCGCCGGTCAGGCCGGTTTTGATGGTGATCGCTTTGCCGTCGGCGACAGCCGCATTCACGTTCTGGTACGGGCCGCTGGTCACGATCGCCGGCGAGAAGGTGATGGTGGAATTACCGCTGCCATCGGTCACCGTGTCCTGGGTCACCACGAAGTTTTTAAGCACGCCGGTGGACTGCCGGTTTTGCGGGTTGATGTTGTACACACCGTCGATCGTGAACACGGTACCGGCTTTCAGCACCGTGGTGGTCGCGGTCCACCCATCGGTCACCACGGTATTGCCGGACTGTGGGGTCACGATGTTGGTCAGCGGCGTGCCGCCGTAGGTGGAAGCGGCGAGCACCTGCACGTTCTGATCCATGTACACGTCGTGATTACCGATCGTCGACAGATAGCCTTTGATCAGCGCCGGGCCGCTCGTCTGCGTCACGAAGTTATTCGACAGACCGTTCGCGATCGACCAGTAAGCGGCCGGGTTCAACACCAGGCGCCGGCGTTCCTGCGGCGCTGCGAGCTCGTCCAGGCGCTGACCGGTGAGCTGCACGCTGGTCGCAAAGGAGGTGGGCGTCGATGCCGGCGAGCCCACCACATTCGACACGGACAGCGCGTTGGTCATCACGTCGTAGTCGATCTGGTTCGCAAGCGATTCCATCGCGGGCTTGAGGTACCGCTCGGCAAACTCTTCGATCACCAGCGTCAGATCCTGCGACGAAAATTCGAAGTCGACGTGTTTCTGGTTGCTAATCGTGATGTTGACCGACGGTTCGGCAATATCTTGGATCTGAAGGCCCGGGCCACTCGATACGGTAAAGCGGTTCGGTTTGCGAATGGTCAGGCTGGCGCCGATTTTCACGAATTGGTTTTCAAATTTGCGGTTGACCAGGTTGGCCATGCACAAATTGTTCGCGAGGATCAGCAGCGTTTCTTTCGTGATGATGGTCGGGGTTAGCAGGGTCTGGCTGGACATGGTTCACTCTCACTGTCTGCCCGGACCCTGGAAGGGCGGGCTACGTTCGTCGTCCCCGGGTGTAGGCGTCGCCGCGGTGCGCGGCATACTCCTCCATCGACATCTCGCCGGGGTCCTTGGTTACTGCTGCACGGCTGCCGCCGACCGGTTTTATCGGCGGCGGTGTTTCCGAAACGCGGCGCACCGGTGCCGCCGGCGCGCCCAAAACCTTCGCTTCAAGACGACCCATTTCACGTACCTGGCTGATCGGATCCAGCGCCGCGATGCGTTTCGCTTCATCCGTATTGCGCCCCAGGTAGTACTGCAATTTCGGGCCGATCTCGCTGGTCAATATGGCGTGCGCCATCGGTATCGTGACCGGCACATCCTCGCGGCTCGTGACCTCATCGAAATCCGCGTACTCCTTGCGCGCTTCCGTCGCGCGCTCGCGAAACAGGCGCTGCGTCTCCTTCGCCTGGTTCGCCACTGCATCGGCCTGCGCCCGTTCCGCATCCTGCTGGCGTTGCTCGCGGACCTTCTGGTCGGCCTTGAACTCCGACAGGGCCTCGATGTAGTCATCGGGGTCCGTGTAGTCCTCACGCCGCGGCGGCTGCGGTGCCGGGGCCTCCGCTTCGGCCTGGCGTAACCGCGCGAGCTCCGCATTCGCAGCCTCCAGCTGACGCGCATAGGAATCGGCCCGCTCGCGTGCCTCTTCCCGCTGCTTGGTCAGCCGATCCAGCGCGACCTTCACGCCTTTCGCAGGCTTGGCTGCCTGCGGATCCGCCGTGACGTCGTCGTCGCCCTCATCGGAGCTTCCTTGCTCCCCTTCTTCATCCTTGGGGGGGGGCGGCGGCGTGTCCTCGGTGCCCTGCTCCTCGACCGGCGTTTTCGGCGCGGGCTTCGGTGCGGTTTCGTCGGTAGGCGCGGCCTGGCTGTCCGGCTTCGTGGTGACCACCGGAATATCCGAGGTCGACGAAGTGGCAGGGCCGGTCGTCGGGTGAATATCGATCACCCGTTCTTGTTCGATTCGCATGGGATTCGTCTCAGGTTGCCCGCCAGGGTGGCGGTACTCCTCGGTCCTACGGGCCGATACGGCCGGGGGAACGACTGTCCCCCGACACTTCAACTATAAACCACGAATTTACATTTGCAACAGCAGGCAACTTACCGTTTTACCGAGGGTTTTTGCCTTTTGATCACTTGATCCGGTGGAACCACGCCCGGCGTTTTTACTTGTTTATTGGGCGGTAATTTGGCGGGTTTGCCGAAGCCGGCGGCCTTTTTGGTCATGATGAACTCCTTACAGGTTTTCGAGATACGCCGCATAACATAGCGGCACCGTTGGAAAAATCTTTTCCGTTTGAGCTGGGTTTCAATATTGCCGCCAAAGCGGCCAATATTGGTTGTCATTGGCTATGAGCTCACTACTCCGGAAATTTCGGCGGATCGCACGTCACAACGTATTCCGCCGTGTGATGAAGCAACCCGGACAACCACATGACGCCCAGATAATCACCCAGGACCAACGGCGTGACTTTGCTGCCTTCGTGGAGAAATTCCAGCAAGACCATCGTATCGGCCTCACGCTCACCCTGATCCAGTTCGTCCGCGATCCGGCGCAAGGTACCCGGTATATCGGTGATCGGCCGATCATACAGCAGCGGTACTGCCGACAACCTGGTATCCCCTTCCATGATCTTTTTAAAACCGGGAGACATCACTTCCTCGCTGACTAGTGGCTCAGCCATCTCCTTCGAATCCTGCACTGACGGCCATCGCCACGCTAAACGCAGCAGCGCGCTACGGGTATGTTCGAGGGCCAGCAGGTAGGTATCACCACTATCGATATCGAAGAGCCATTGAGCTCTGGTGCGGTCGTATCCATGCCGCACCACCACCTTCTCCCCGATGTGAACGGGTGTTCTTTCGAGCGAAAACTCTTCGGGTCCCGGTTGATAGGCTTCAGGCCCCTCACCCACGTTGATAAAAATGCAATCCACACTTTTACTCATCGTCGTGCCCCCTGGGAGGCACGACCTGTACTTGAACCGACTGCAAGGCCTCCTTCGCCTCACAGTATTCCCGGTGCATGCGCGCCACTTTCTCCACGAGTAACCAACCGTGTTTATCGATGCTGGCCGGAAATGTCAGGGTGATGCCGGAAGGGAGTTTTAATTCAATTTCAATTTGCATTGCCGACCTCGCTTGTTGTTAATCCATCGGGTTGAGTGCCGCTCGGCGCTGTTCATCACCGGTCAGCGGGTTTTCAGCACGGCTCGCTACCTGGAGCTTTTCTAGCATCTCAGTGACGCGGCCGAGTTTTTTGTCCAGCATCTCGTTCGTTTTGATCTCCAGATCCGCGGCGATCTTGAGTAGCTTCGCCGTGAATTCATTGTCGTTTTTCTCCTTCTGGATCGCCCTATCCTTGTCCTGTGAATTGACTTCCAACATGGCCTGGTCGCGTTGCTGCGTCAGCTGCTCGATCTGGTTCTGGAGGTTCTGCACCAAGGCCTGCACCTCAGGATCCAGATCCGAACGCTCGACATCGGCGAGACCCGGCGGCAGCGCCTTCGCGAGGCGGGCGGCGATCTGATCGGCCCCGGGCCAGTCCATGTTCTTGGCTACCAGGTCCTGGATCAACGGGGCCGCCTGCGGGAACTGGCGCCCGAATTCGATCATCTGGTTGCTGGCCTCGATACGGCGCGTTGCGTAGGACGGACCGATCGTGACAGCCACGCTGTACTGACCGATCTTCGGGTTGTAGGACTTGGTGGTGCGGCCCTCGTGATCGGCTTCTTTCTCTGCGTACGCCATGGTTTGATCGGGGTTGATGCGCACCTGCTCCTCCGTGCCGTCTTCACCGAGAATCGTAACCACGCGGTCCGTGTCGTACACGAGCGGAATAAGGTCCACCAGGATCTCGCCGGTGCGTTTCAGCGAGCGCCCCAAATTGTCGATGTAGTGAAACGCGCCGATGTCGCCCATTTGTTGCAGGCGATCGATGGCGACGCCAGACTCATCCGCCATTCGCTCCGCTTTCGTGCCGTCGAAACGCAGGCCTGTGGTCGCCTGCATGTCCATCGCAGCGCCCTGCTTCGCCTGGATCACGCCGGCGGCAATCGTTTGTGCAGGTTGGCGCTGCGGCGGCGGCGCTTGTTTGCCGCCGATGTTCGTCCCCTTGTAGAGCAGGTACGGATAGGATTTCGTGTTCGCCTGGCGCCACTGCGCCGTGTGGCCCTCGATCTGACCTTCCTCCAAAATGAAGGGCGCCTTCGGTTGCAGGGCCACCATCTCCGCTTCGGAGGTCACCCAGTAGTTGTACATCCGCTGCGCGTCCTTGGCGTCGCGCACGATGCCTGCGCGGTTCACCTTACCTTCCACATCGACCTCATCACCAACGCATTCGACGATGGGAATATAGCGACCGGGTACCTCCCGCTCGTCGAGAATTTCCTTCGCGGTGATTTTGTACCACTTCACGGTTCTGCAGGGGACGGAACGCCGTTTCAACACCATCTCAGGGCGCGCTGCTATTTGCTCCTTCAACGCCGGCGCGAGCTCATCCTCGTAGCCGATATGGCCGTTTTCCAGGGCCACCAGCTCCTTCATTTTGGTTTCGTAAACGTAGTACTCCGCAATGCGCACATGCGTTTTACTGACCCACTCCTTGGTGTCATCGCCAATCCCACGCTCCAACCAGGCCTGCAAATCATCCGCGTCCGGGAACTCTTCCTTAAACTCCTCGATCGGCACCAGGTCACTGATGAATCCCCATTTCGCGTCAGCGCCGGTGGGATCCTTGCGATCCGGATCCAGGTACACCGTGAACGGGTTGCGGATCCGCTCGACACGGATGCACTGGTTGAAAGAGTCCTCGCCCTCGTACTCGGTGAGAATCCGCCAGTAACCGAACCCGTTCGACACGCAATTATCAAAGCCGGTGTCGTACGCCACATCGGCGCTGCTTTCCCGCTCGATCGCGCGAATCATGCCCTTCAGCATTTTGGCGATTTGCTTGTTGCCCTTTTCGCCGACCGGCGAGATGTTGATGGCGGGCCGCGATTGCCGTTGCGGGTTTGTCACCTGGTGCACGAACGTTTTCATTTTGTTGACGGTCAGGCATGGACGGTTGTCGGCGTTTCGATTCGCCATGATGCCCTGGGGCCACTGCTCACCGGCTTTGAACTTCAGGTCCTCGACCGCCTGCAGGCGGTTTTTGGATTCGGCCGATACCACCCGTGAGAATCGTTTTTTGGCGGTTGCCAGAAAATCGGCTTCTTGGTCTCCTTCGGCACCGTCGCGAGGTCCGCTACGGTTGATCTCGCCATCAGCCGGCTTGCGCATCGAGTCAGCCATCGTCGTCGTTCTCCAGAATCACGGGTCCAGGCGGTTTTCCGAGCAGTATAGCCGCTTCAATCGCGTCACAGGCACGGGCCCGGCGGGCGCGCCAAGCGGTGCCGGAATCGTCGGGCAGATTAATCCAGTATTCGTGGCCCCGACGATTGAAGGCTGACAGGCGCACCACCTCCTGGTCCGAACTGATGTCGTAATACCGGTATTCATTAAACCGCATGCCGATCACTCCGACGCACCAGGTTATGCGCCCTGCGCCATTTCAGCAGCTCGTCGTGCTCCTTCGACCAGTGGCAATACGCCTGTTCCATGGACTTTCCGAAGCCCATGGCCCCGTCGCCGGCACAGAGCCACCACACCGTCTTACCATGCCTGAACTTCGCGCGTCGCATGCGTGGTTTCATAACCAGGCAGCCCCAATCGATAGTGCATAACAGGCTGCATCACGCCGAACAACTTTGTCGCGAAGCCACTGCTGATAAGCAGCCATCGGCGAATCACCAAAACCATTAAATTCGCCGGTCGTACACCACCAGCGATATACCCGTTCGCCGCGCCTATCCGTATAGGGCAAATACCGAATCGTAGGTTTCATGCGCCCATCCACCCAGTGTTTGCACCTTCCTGATGTTCCAGCTGCGCCGCCCGCTCCGCCTGTTCCTCGCGTTTTCGGCGTGTCACCTTGTGCCCCACTGCCAGATAGCGAAACGCGTCGGCGCCATTGCTGGCCCAATTGTGCAGCGGGTACGACCGAAACCGCTGCGTCTTCTCATCGTACTCCTTCTGATAGCTCCACAGTGCGTCGAGGCCGCGCTCGCATTTTTTGCGGTCGAACCAGCACCGACCAAGAAAACCGCGGACGGCGTTGATGCCATCATCAACGGATAGATCCGGGACAACTTTGATCTCCATCCCCAACAGTTGTTTGCCCACTTCAATGCGACTGAGCGGCCGCTCGGCGCCGCCGGCGGCATATTCACGCACCCGCAAATCGTGCGGCCCATTGTGCGACAGGTAAACGTACGGTTTTGCCTTGAGCTCCTTCGCGTAAAAGGCCATCGACTCGCCCGAGGCCTCCAGATAGTCAATGACGCGCACCTCGCGGCCGATCGATTGCGTGAACCAGATAGCGTTCGTGTCACCGACACCGATATCCCACCACGTTTCCACCCCCAGATCCGGTTCCCAGGGCACCACACCGATACGCCCCTCCGCCTCCGCCCGCGCCAGGTCCTTCGCGTAGTACGCGCCCTGTAACACGCCCTCGAAGGAGCAGTAATACTCCTGCTCGATCATCTCTTCCGTCATGCCGTCGGCGCGTTCCTGCTGGATCATCTCATCGGTAATCACGCGCGTGCCGTCAGGCCGAAATGTTTGCGCAACGGTGAGCTTTTCGACAAACCAGTGATCGGGCTGCGCGAGCGCATTGTTGTACAGCCTGAATGCATGGTTTTTTCCGCGCGGCGTGAAATCGAAAACGGCAATACCACCGTTCTCCAGCAGAATCGGGCGGATATAGTCCCAAGCGCGCGGATCCTGCAGAGAGTATTCCGAGAACACACAGAAAATGGGGTTTGTCCCCATGATGTGGTCGAATTTGTCCGTACCGATCAGCTGAAAAATCGATCCGTTCTTGTACTCAATCAGCATCTCGGTGGAATTTTTTCGCTTCACCAACGGCGCCGGAAAGTGATTCAGGAATTTAAATCCTTCGCGGTCCATCCCGTCCCAGATGACTTTGCGGGCCTGCACCGCGGTGGGAAAAAAATAATAATAACTACCGACGCGGTCGTGCATCGCACGGGCCACGTAATTGATCATCGTCTTTTCTTTGCCGGCGCGGCGATGCCACACAACGACTGCGCGCTTTTTGCCGCTGTCCAGGGCGCGGAGCACGGGAACCTGGTAGGTGCGTGGCGTAAAATTGAAGGGCAGCGCCACATCGACGTGGCGCCGGGGGACTTTAATCGGGCTGCCCATAGTAGGTTTTAGTCACGGTGATGGGCAGATCTTCCAGGTCCATCTGCTTGAACAACCCCTGTATCTTCGCCAGGCTGTCCAACGCTCCCAGCTTATTGGCAATTTTCAACTTGCGCGTCACGCCGAGAACCAGCCGCTGTTTCCCGGACTCCTTTTCCTTCTTCGTCGGCTCATCGCCGAGAATCAAGTCCTCCTCAGCGCCGGCGATCGCCGCGGCCGTGTCGGCGTCCAGTTCGTGCAGCTCCAGTGGCTTCCCATCGGCTGTGCGAAGACGCCTCGGATCGAAAAAGGCGATGCGCGCGTACTCCTGGAGGATCCGCTCGGCGGTGATGTTGAGGGACTGGTGGAGGCGAGCGTGGAGGACCTCCAGCTGACGCTGAACCTTCACTTTTGTTAACAGGCGGCTGGCCTGCTGGGCGGCCGTTTTTTGGCTATACCCGGCCCGGATCGCAGCAGCGGCCCCGTTTGAGTCGACCACGTATTCGTGGCAGAACCGCAACTCTTTGTCGGAAAGATCGTCACTACCGCGCTGGCGCTTCTGCGTCTTGGGGGCGCTCGGTTTGCGCGGGGCAGACGTCGCCGGCGAGGGACCCTTCCGCCTGGACGGAATAGGTATCGCCGGCGCCGCGGTTCTGCCACTTACTTTTTTCGGCTACCGCTGCCGCGGATGGCCTGCGGTGCGGACGGGGACGAGGTGGCAATGGGGATTTTGCCACCTCGCGGCCGCGAACCGCTGCCGACGGCCGTGCCTTGCGGGGCCGAACTGCCTTTTTTCTCACCTTGCTTTTTCATGGATAAAACTCCAGTCGTTTGAGGGATTGGGCTACGCCCGTTTACACGATAGCAGGGTTAATCGGCCAATGAACCGGCCTGGATCGTCGGTGGCTCACCGCGCCTGCTCGCCTCCACCACCACGGCATTGGCGACGGCAATTTCGGCAGTGGCAGCTGACAGAGCCTGGAGCGAACATCCATCCAACGGCTCGGACGAAATCGCCGTATAGCCTTCGGTGAAAGCCTTGTCTGGCGAATAACTCGTATACCCGTCCTCATACACCACGAACCAGCCGCCGGCTTCCGCTTTACGCTGCTCGACCCATTCTGTAGTGACCAACACGTACGCGGTCATATCTTTGTCCGCGAGCAAATCACCAAGGATCAACCGCTTTTCCTCCGGCTTATCGACCACGGCGGGTGCTGTCTCAATGCCGGTGATGCGCGCGGCGCGCACTACCTTGTGGGACCGATACTGGGGCAGAACCTCCGGTTGAACCGATTGCAGGGTTAAGAAAGTCATGCTGAGCTCCTGTAAAAAATGAAGGGGAAACTGGCCCCTCCCGTTGCTGATCAGGCAAGATCGTTCGGGGCACTCAGGGTTTAAGGGAAACTTTCCGAGGGTTGGTCAGGCAATTCAGCGGGACGGCCGATGACCGATCGCCGCTCTGATAACGCACCAGGTGATCCGGACAACACGAACACACACCGGTGCCATCGGTACGGTCGACTGCCAACCAGTGACACGGCTCGCCGGTATTTTCATCCCAGCAGGCCGCAAAGTCGTGACAACCACAGCCAATGCAGTGCGCTCTTTCCATGTCGCCAGACCTCATGTACAGCGCCCGAGCAGGCGCCACAACAACGCTTTTAACCAGCTGTAGCCTTGGCAGCTGTCGGAGCTGCCGGTGGTGCCTTTGGGGTGCAGACTTTACTCCCCAGCAACACGATGGAACTGAGCGCCGAGGACTGACCGTCAGTGTCCACGGCCGTGGCCGCGAAGCCGGTCGCAGGATCCAGACAGGTCCCCTTGGGCACCGGGTAGGCGTAGCTGCACGTACTCGACAGCGTGCTATTGAGCGTAGTCGAGCCTGATGCGGTCGTCATAAAAAAACGATAACCGGCAATCTCGGCTGCAGGCAGCGCGTCGCCGTCGGTGCGTGTCGTCGGGCCAGTGCAAGTCAGCGTCACCTGCCCCGCATTGACTGCCATCGCCATGCCGATCATCAATGCGAACATGACTCGGTTGAACATCTTCACTCCCCCTGAGGTTTGGCGGCGGCCGCCGCATCGAGCGCGGCTTCCGCATCGGCAGACGCCTGTTCGAGCTCCGCGTCCGATACATCGCGCCCCTGCGCAACAGCCTGCGCAACGACAGCGCGGTACTTTTCCGAGGCATGCGCTACGCCCAGGGCCACGTTTAGCGCTGTCAGGGCGCCCTGCACCAGGCGATCGTTCGCGTTCATAGGCTAGCCCCTTCCGGTGGCGGCATCGGCACCGGCGCTGGCTGCGGCGGCGGCATCGATTGCTGCAAGGTGGTCAGGATGGAGATGGCGGCCTGCAGGGCGCCGGTGACAGGAGAACTGGCGGAGTCGGACGCCCCCAAGCCGATTTTTGCGTCGTCTAACAGTTGTTTCGCGGTCCGCAACTTGCCCAACATCTCGACCTGCTGTTCGGCCGTGATCTGCTGGTTCATGCGCGCCAGCGCGACATCCTGGCTCAGACTCTCCACCAGACCGTAACCCCAGAGCAGCGTCTGACGCGGCGTTTTCGGAACGTATTCCGCCGCCGGCGCCGCGCATCCTTGCAGCAGGATCACTGCCAGCGCGAGAACCACCAGCAGGCTGATCAGCGGTGGATTGAGGCCCAGATCCGCCGGCAGGCGGTGTAGTTGTCTTCGCATCGCGCTCCCCCCACCACAGCAACACCTGGTTGATCACCAGGCCCAAAATCGAAAACGTCAGCGTCATCGCTTCTTGCGCCTTCGGATCGATGTCGACGCCGAGAACCGCGGCCAGCAACACCACGATTCCCACCAGATTGGCCACGAGGCCCTTTTTAGACGTTTTCATACAAACCTCAGCTCGTGCAAATCAGTATAGGGAACTGCGTTCGACCAATGCAACGGCCGGCCGCCCGACGAACGGTCACCCACGGTCACATTGTGACGCTATACTGTACTGGCATCCCTCATCCTTGGTCGGAGTTCCAAACATGAAAACCGTTACTGCCCCTACCCTGCTTGAACTTGTCCTTGCAGCACAATCTGCTCACGCCGGCGCTGCGCGCACACTGACCGATGCGCGCAGCGCACTGGATGCCGGTGAGATGCCACAGGCCGCCTTTCTGATGATTCTCGACACCGAACGCTATGCCGCACAGCGCGCTGAGCGGCTCGAAAAAACTCAACGCACCAACCAACTGATCCAGTTTATTCGCGTCCATGGCCATCAGTGCGGTCTCGGCGCCGACGGCAATATTTCAGCGGTGGAAGTGATCTGCATCGACGGCGTTGCGTCAGAGCAAACCGTATCGATTGAGCCCACCTGGAAAGCCGTTCGCCTGTGGCTCGGTTACTGAGGAGATTCTCATGGACATCGAATTTGACGTTGAAATGAGTCTGTTGTGCGAGGCAGCGTATCACTCGCCGAATGCCCTCACCCCGCTGCAATGGCAAATCCACCGCGACTTCCTGGACTATCAGCGGCGGCTTCGTATCGAGCAGGCGAAAGATCGCTATAACTGTGAACTGCCGCCCTTCGCGAAAAATTGGGAGTTTTTTGGAGGAACTATCTAATGAATACCAAGCGTGTAATTCCCCGACCCACCAACATGGCCGAAACCGCTTTCGATAGTGTTTGTGGCGGTGAAGGCTTTATGGGCATCGCACTGGCTATCGGTCTTGCTCGCATGTCTTGTGTTGAAACTGTGGATTACAAATATATCGGTTCTAACAAACGGGTTTCGATGGATTTCACTTTCAAAGATGGTTCTGTGCTGCGCTGGAATGTCGACGACAGTATCGGCGTCATAGGCCCCAGATCGGCGTCCAGAATTGCCAATGAAAAATGCTTTCGCGTCGTTAAGTTCGATCTGCCCGTCACCGACAAACTGATTAAAAGTCAAATTGATTACCCCGGGGCACGCGTTCATGTGTATCTGCTGAACGGGCGGGAATATCACCCCGGGTGCATCCTCAAATTGCGCACGCCCATCAAACGCGAAGGCGTCTGGCATGTTCGCGATCAGGGATTAGTTCCCTTGATCGGCGCCTATGAATCGGGGAATGGCCATCTTATTTTTTCTACCTGAGGGTCTTTTCATGCAAAAGCAAATAGTTACCGGGTTTCGCGTCATCCGCCGAGACAAACTGCTTAACCAGTTGCGGCAGATTATTGTTGCGCACGAACGAGCGGTTGCCGCTAAACAACGGCATCTACAATACGCTGGCTTTGTCACAGGTACAAAAGCGGCTGTTCGTTTTGAATACTGGGAAAATCGATTCCTTTCCCTGTGTGATGATATTCACCAGAAAATTGATGAAGCCGAGGAACTCCTGTGATTTATTTCGAGTTCACCGCATGGTTATCCTGCGATTGCCGGCAATGCTCTAATGGCATTATCACCGAGGAAAAAATACCGTTTTGCGAACTTAAAAAGGATGCCATTTTTGTCGCTCAACAGCTGGGATGGACAGTTTCACGTCGTGGGAAATGCTATGCGCCTGGCCATGTCCGCCAATTAAGAGATAAGGTGATTGAAGATGAAAGCTGAAAAAAAAGGCCGCTCGAAAGGGGCGGCCAAACAATCGCGCTACAAAAACTCACTGGCCTCGAAAGGCCTCATCAATGTGCAGCTGGTGATTTCGGCCGAGGACCACGAGATGTTCAAGGCACAGGCGGCGATCAGCCGATCGGTGGCCCTCAAATCTCGCGGATCCGAACCTGGTGCACCCACAGCATCAGTTTCCGCTTGATGATGTAATCCTTGGTGCGCGTCTCTGGCCGCTTCACATCCTCGACCACCAGGCGCGCGCTCACCCCGTCCGACTCCCAATACACAAAGTCCGCGTAATAGTTCACCGGCCTTTCGCCCTCCTGGGAGGGGATCAGCTCGAACTTCACCTGTTCCTGCAACCCACTGATCAACCCTTGCCGCTGCAACGCATGCAGCTCCATCGCGCGGCGAGCCTCCTTGCGCGAATCGTAGTTACCACTCTTCTGCGACAGATACTTCGATCGCTTCGGCTTTACGCCAGGCATCGCATCAAGCCGGATCGTGCGCGTCACCACCCACCCCCGCTGCCAGAACATTCTCGTCCCGCTCGCGTTCAAAATCCGGCGGGTTGCGTGGATGGAGGGCGAGCTCGGTATAGCCAATAAACCCTGGAATGGGATCATATTTGTCGGGTGAGACTTTATAGGCCCAATCTTTAACAACCCGGCTAATGATGCAGTGGTCCCCCATCGATCTGACGCGCCGATCCACCCAGACAGCGTCGATTACAACACTGGCAAATCGGTCGCCCGGTATGATCACCCACACGGGATCGCCTGGCTGAAATTTTTGAGTCGGTCTATCGTCCATGTCAGATTTTTGGTTTCCTCGCTGCCAGATATTTTTCGCCCATGTAAGCGCTAAACTCCTCCAGTTCATCGTGCATCGCACTCATCATTTGTTCATCGTCGGCCGAGGGTTCATCACCGTCGGATATCTCATACAACAGTTGAAAAAAGACTGCGGCGGCCCCTGAAAAAAAGGCTTCCCTCACTTGCCGCATAGCCTCGTCTAACTTTTCTTTGGGATGATGCGACAGATGCAGATTCGGGTAAGCCATTTTTTTGTAACGCTGCCAAGCTTGTTCGACCGGATTTTCGTCCATTCATGACCCCCAAATTAACCGCAGCGGTGAAAACCAGACCGCAGCGCCATAACACGCCAGCGCTGCAATAATGAGTATCCAGGTGGCCCGCACGTTGCCTTCGAGCCACTCCACGCAAAAGACAATCCAGGCTGCAACGGAAAACAGCACCCCCACCAACAGGCAAATAACCGATAGCAGCATCATAAGTAATCCTTCGTGTCCCGCGTGTGCTCGCTGAGGCGTTTTTGCCAGTGCTCCCAGGCTGCAAATGCAGCAGCTACCCGATGCGCGAAAAATGGACCTATTTGGTTGAGATTCATAACCGCGGGATCGGTTCGTTTGTAAGTCCAGCTCCAATTCGAACCTTCCAATCGATAATGTGGCGGCATCGGTACTTCCGGCATCCACGTTACATCGAAATAATTCTGGCGAAGCGCATCTAAAATCAAAACCGCGTGATTTCCTAACGCCTCCGTATACCCCTCATAGTAATCAGGGCAACCGATATCCCATTTTCGGATTGTTTCCCAGACCACTTTGAAAGCCGGATCGTTTTCGTGTTCAGCCTTGACCATTGGCAACGCCAGGAAGGTTTTGCCGTCGATCCGCTGAACGGTTGACTCGCCGTTTGATTTTGCGGCCCACTCGTCGGCGGGTTCCGCATGTCCCTTACATCCCGTCTGATAATCGAAATTGTCGCACTTCGCTGCCGGGATCACGCGGTGCCCTTTGCTCAAGTGATCGCACAAGAAATCGAAGGCCTCCCACCGCGACAACGCCTTCCCGTCCGGCCCCTGGAATAAACCGCTCAAATTGCCGTTCGCAAAGTGGTTACGCAGGCAACCGCGCACGTCGATACATAGGTGTTTCATCATCTCGTTTTCCTCGGTAGTGAATTTAGCGTTGGGTTTTTTTCAGGATTTTTCCGGCGTAAGCCGCTACCGCAATGACAGATATCCCGCCGATCTCCGTGCGATGGGTCAAAAAAACCTCCTTCGGAATGTCATGGTATTTATGTTCAGTAACCACCAATTGAATATCCGCTCGAATATCGGCGCCCTGGATGGCGTAACCCCGATCAAAAATTTCCTTGCTAGTCATCCCTTCCACGCTCGGTAGTTATCCCACGCTTCGCAGACTCGCTGAAAGGCATCGGGGTCACCTCCGTGATCGGGGTGGTGTTTTTTTCTCGCGCGCTGATAGGCCAGCAGCACCTCCGTGTCCGGCGCGTCCGGATCGCATCCCAGCACTTCGTGCCAGGGTTCATTGGGCGGCGGTAATTGTTTAAATCCCTGGAAGGACGCCTGCACCAGGTGCAGCGACCCATGCCGCAACTCGACGCGCCGCGCCTCGATAATGTGGTGGATCGCTTGCAGGTTATCCTCCACGCGCAAATACCGATCCACCGGTATGCAGCACGTCAGATTATTCCAGGTAAACCACACCGCGACTCCCGGATCTGAAGGCTTATCCATACCGAGACTTACATTGCTGCTGATCGCAATCAGATAAAGTTTTTGTCCGGAGTCCGCGGCTAAGCGGTGTAGGCTATCTTTCACATTTCGCAATGCACCCGGCAGCGTCGTCTTGAATAAACTTTTTTCCCGTTTGGTCGCGCGTGGGAATCCAGGCGGCCAGTGCAATGGATACCCTTGAACACTCATAGGCGCCGATCCTTTCTCGCGAAACGAAACGATTGACCCGTTTGATGCCGCCACCAGCGGTACAACGCAGGTACACTGTTCAATCCGCTCACAATGGCAATATGCTTCGGGGGCAATCCCTGTTCCACCAGTGGCTCTATAATCGCCATGCGCTGCTCGTCGACAATCTGCTGATAACTGGTGCCACACGCTGCCATGTAACGCCGTAATGTCGGTGCCGATATGCGCAGTCGGATGGCCACGTCCTCCTGGGTGATCTTTTCACCTTCGGCCAGCGCCTGGATCACCAGCAACCGCACGGACTCTCTAAAGTACAGCAAGGCAGTCTGACTGTAGCGATCACCCAACTGATCGTGATGCTGCGCCTGCTGCTCCACAAACCAGACAATCGCATTCGTAATCCACTGCGTCTGGCGCTGGGGAGTCAACGCCAGAAAATCAGTTTTCTTCATAGTCGACCACCGCGGCGATGTGCATTTCATGCATCGCGAGCACGTCGCGTTCTGTCGGGTTTTGCTCGAAGCGGTCCGCCGCCGGGTAGATCGGCTGGCCCGTGCGCTCCAAAAAGAAAACCGTGTCTTTTTCCTTGACCAGTTTCACAGCGGGCCCGACGCGCAATACAACCCCGGTCTGAAGATTTTCCATCGGTACTTGCAGCACCAGGCCCCACGGCGTAGTCACCTGCCGGATCCGGTGCACCAGCACCAGGTCGCCGAGCGGGCGAACATTCACAGGTAAATAAAAATTCGGGTAAACCTTCACGTTTGACTCTCCGCTGCTGGGAGCTCCCACAAAATGTGGCAGCCAAGATAGGGTTTTAGGCTGATGGCGAACTGACGCGGTGACCCATTGCTGTCGACCGTAACCACCTGGTGTGGTGCCGCCTTGCCGTACTCCATAAACGGCCGGTCAATCACAAGCCGAGCATCGCCACAGCGCACGCGCACCTGCTGCACCTGATAACCGTGCGCGCTCAATCGCAACGCCGCGAGAAAGGCGCTGTTCATAGCCACCATCACCGCCGAATTTTCCTTGTACGTGCAATTCATGATTCGCCCTGAAATATCCGATCGTAAATCGCTGCTGTCGCCAAACGGCTGGCCACCGTCGGCTTTCCGAAACGACCAAACGACACGAAATACGAAAAATCCACGCAGGCCAGTCGATGCGCCCGGCACAGCGGCGCTTTCTCGCAGGTCTGGCACGGCTCGATCTGCGCCGGGCTATAGGTGGAATTCACAAACGGATGACCGGCTGACATCAGCAACCTGCCTCAGGCCCATTGCCCGTCGGCGCCTCCTCCGCGTTTTTCTGCCGCTCCAATCGCGCTGCCTCGGCGCGTGCTGGCGCCCCAACGATGATTATCTGGTGACGCCGAATATAAAATTTGCCGGTTGGCGTCTCCTCGAAGTACATCCGCAGTGTCTGACGCTGGACCTGCACATGAATCTTCGCAAATGGCTTGCCCAGATCGTCCAGGACCTTCGCCAGAGCCACAATGCGAGAGCCGATCGTGCCCGTCATCAATGGGTCTCCCGCTTCTGCTGCCGGGCCGATGCAATCTGCAAGTCACTCAAGGCCTGCGCCAACAACCGCTCTACGGTTTTTGGATCCTGATTCGACGCCGATAACGGAGCTTTTCCGTTGCCCCGATCCAGCACCAGCACGAAGCCCACTTCGTGGCCGACCTCTTGGAGCAGCACGTTGTGCAGCGCGTAAGCCACTTCGGTAAAGGCTTTTGCAATTTTCGCGAACTCTTCCTGTGACATTTCTTGAGGCATAACTCCCCCTTTATCCACTACCTGGGCCGTCCACCGGACAGCATGGCTTTACGGGAATAGTGTCCACCACCTCCCTCCGTGGCTGCGGAGAGCACGGCATCAGCCTGTGACCGGCCAATCAATGCCGCGGGGCCAGCGCATCGATAGCGCCGCCCTTTTCGTGACCAGGTTGTCAGGGGGGGACAGAGCCTGGCTTTTGGCCACCGGTTCGTGTTGGTATCGCAGGGGAGCCGTGCGCTGCGTCGAAGGCCTGCGCTGCAACACGGTTTTGGGGGATTTGACAAGAGGGAGAGAAATCGAACAGAATTCGACTTATCCACCGATGCCGACCAAGCGAACCGTGGATGCAGACCCCCGGTGATCGCCAGACCCCCGGGGGTTTGTTTTTTATACAAACCGGGGCGGAATTTGCAGCAGTTTCTAACACTTGTCAACTGTGCGGATAACCATCCCTGTGCATTTAAACAGTATCCTTTGTGGGTCATCGCACACTCTCCTTGTAAAATCTGCTCGGAAAAAATCAGTTCTTTTCATGCACCGGGATATTGGGCATCCCCTGTTCCCAGCTGGCAATAATTCGTTTGATTTCGTCGCCGGCGACCTTCCGATCGACGTTGCCCACGTAGGTACATACCTGATCTGGCCAAATGAACAGCTGAAACCCAATCGTTGAGCCGGTCACTTTTTCAAGATACTTTTCGATCAGCTCTGCAAGCTCCTGTGCGTGCCGGCTAACCTGCAATGCCGTGTTACTGACCACCACTTTGTTGACCTCCGAACAGGGCAGTTTTTTTCTGGTTGGCATATTTACGCCCGTTGCTCGCGTGCAGGCACAGACCGCCGGCGATAAATTCCAAGAGCGCCATCGCGAGGAACAAACTCAGCTTGAAAGTAATCAGTGCCTCGATAACACGCATGAACAAATAAAACATGCAGAGCATGCAAACAAACTGTACAAGCGCGGCGACGCCTTCCGCGAATAACCACGCCAGAATTGCCAGACCTTTTATCACGCTAATCTCCTTTGCGCTGTTGCGCGGTTTATGATTTCGGTTCGACGATAATCCAGTTCGCTACCGCTTTGCGCTCAGCCGGGTTACGCGATATGCGCAACAGCTCGGCGTACACCTCGGGCGGGTATTTGCGTTTCCACCGTTGCAGGAGGCGCTGGGTTTTGCTGGTGCATTTTAATGCCGCGATGCAGGCCTGCATTTCGCGTTTCAATATTTTGCGATGCGCGAGTATTTCTCTCAACAGCGTATCTTTTCCCGGTCGACGAGCACCCGTGATAAGCCGCACCTTGCCACCGGCCTTCAGGTGATCAATCACGCGCAACAATTCGCGCTGGTACGGCTGCAACTCTTTCATAATTTTTGACCTACCATAATGGATTCAGGACGCGGCAGCGCCAGCTCCACGGGGCGCCACAAATGTAAGGTATATGGATGCTGATTCACATAGTCCGATTCGGGCGGATGAAACTGCACCACGCAATCTTCCGGTTCCCAGAATATCGATTTCGCCAGGCACATGTCCTCCCAGCTCGGACACATCTTTCTGCGAAATATCGACACGGATACGTGTTCCCATTTGGACAGACCTGCTTCGGTTGCTCCAAAACCATTCGATGCGATGCACAACAGGAAATTACCGCTGTCGCTTTTTCGGCGATGACTGAAGGGACGCGGAATTTTGAAACAGCCGACAGAGAGCCCCTCGCAAGTCTGTCCGGCGGAATATATTTCGGCCGCCTTCAATCGATATTTTTCGGGTACACGGAACACCTTTAGATTTCTCCAATATCCTCAACCAGGGTAATACTCGTCGAGCAACCGTCGCAGTTCCGCGATCGCCTCACGTTTCAGCAATATCGACAGAGCGTCCTGGCGCGGATAATTGCGCAGGATGAAAGCCGCCGCATCGGGGGCTGTGGTGACCTCCAGCATAGTCAATGTTGTCCGCGGTTGATCCATTTCATCCACAACCCGCAGCGTCCGGAGATCTCGGCTGTCTCGATGGACCTTCTGTACCCTCTTCATACTTTTGGCGTCCTTAACGTTTCTGCAGGCAGATCCCACAATGCTTTACAGGTGCTCAGATGCGGCGTGGCGCCCGACAGCAATCGGCTGATCGTCGACGGGGACACGTCGATCAGCGCAGCGATCTCTTTCTGGTTGTAACCCAATTTCAATAGCTTATCGACGATCTTTTTGGGGTCTCTCACAACGCACTCCCACAAGGTTTTCCAGCAGTATAAGGCGCAATTCGACAAACGCAATTATTTTCGGTAAGCTGCTTGACAGCGATTCGACGAATGCAATACTTATCATAATCGCTAATCTGTTGCTTGGGTAGCCTCATGAAAATGGTGTCCGTAGTGGAAATGCCGGACGATGAATTCGGCATTTATGCGAAGTGCGAAGGCGGTGTTTGGCGTGCCTACGGTTTTTCCGTGTATGGCGCGTTCGATGCGGTGGGCTTGACGGCCGCGTCGGCAGCCAGCAATTGCCGGCTCCTGATTCGTGCGGTTATCCAAGCAGAACAGGAATTGGCCGATCTGGCGCAGTGGCGCCGGATCTGGGGTATTCCAACCGACACGGAGTCTGATGATGCCTTTTCATCCGCCCTACCACCGCGCCTGTTATCAACTGCAAGAACCCCGGGTGCTGCACCCGCAGCCCTGGCGGCTGCTTGTCCTGCTCGCCGCTGGATACAACCTCAACGAAGCGGCCGCCCGTCTGCATATCGCGGTTTCGACAGCCAATGTTCAGATAGCGACCGCCAAAACCGTCCTCGGCACCAGGACTACCACGGGAGCGGTGGTCAAGGCGATCCAGATGGGCCTGATTGATCTGGCTGCATTGCCGCGAGCGCCGTGGCATGTGCCTGAAACAGCCGCGTAAACCAGCCTTCCGCGTAAATGGTGAAGGCCCTGGCCTGGCTATACCGAACCGCACGGCGCGCGGCATAGCGCGCCAGGAACGCGGTTCCACGCGCCATGGCGAGGGTTTGCGGCCCTATTTTCCCGTCTACCGCCACCCGGGCGGCCATCTGTAAATCTCGGATGGTCACCAGTCCCTGATTCACGGCGCCATCCAGCGCGAACAGATCCACCCCCGCCGGCAGATCATCGCCCCGGATCGGCGTCCAATAATCGCGGCGATAAATCGCCTTGGCCTCGTCCACCGTCAGTGTACGGATATCCAGTGTCGGGTACGCCGCCGCGGAGATGCCGAAGTTTGTTCCCTTCAGCTCGCCTTTGCCGATAGCGCCGCCGGTCCAGTTGCCCGGATCCCCGCGCTGATCCTGGAACTGCCCCTCACGGGCCAGCACAAATCCGATGGCGTTGTCGAAGTCCATGGATCACTCCCACTTGATGTGTTGCGCGGATAGCCACGCCGCCACCGCCAGCAGAATGGCGCCGGCGGCCCACTGCACTTTACGCAGCACCGAACGCCCCACTTCCAGCTGGATCCGCTCGAACGCACGATCCACCGCGCGATCTGCAATCTCGTCGAGTTGCTCCTCGCTCAGGCTCAGTACATGGCGACGTTCCGCCTCTCTCTGTTCGGGCGTCATCATCGTTACCCCTGTGGCAATAAGGCCATCGAAACGGCATTGCTGTAGTCGCCGGCGTCCGGGATCTGGGATCCGGTATAGCCCGGCGGCGGATAGACCCAATAGGTATCGAGCCACAGGGCGACGGTGGGATCGTTCACCCAGCACAAATGGCTGCCGAGGCCTGCGTCGTCGAACTCGGTCGAGGCGTCCAGTGACCAGGTGCCCGTCGCGCCACCGCTGGTGTCGTACACCATGGCGTAGGGCGACGTCGTGCCAGTGCGCAGCGCCAGGAGCGTACCGGCCGCATTCCACTGCGCGGCCCACGCGATGGCGCTCGGCAATGGAGATGGGTTCGCTTCCTTCGTGAACGTGATGCCGTCAGTGGTGTACACCGAAATGAACGGGCTGTTGAAATGCCCGATCACCAGCTGATTCGAATCCGGACTCCAGGCGCAGCCCGAGGCGTTGCCGGTGGGCAATGTTCCGGGGTTACTCAACTTCGTCCAATTCGACACGGTGTAGATCGTGACAAAGGGCGTCGTGTTGTGCGCGATCGCCGCCCAATTGCCGTTGGGCGAGAACGCGCAGGTGACCGCGGCGCCGGTAGGCGTGACCGCCGGATTGCTGCGCTTGGTCCAGTCGGCCGTGTTGTAGATCGCGATATACGGCGAGCTCTGCAGGGCGCAGAGCAGGTACGCCCCGTCGGGCGAAAAGGCCATGCTGTTCACCTGGCTGCCGGCATTCGGCACGGTGATGCCGGCATTGTCCCAGGTGGAGGCGTCCAGGAACGTGATGAACGGGTTCGACTGCTGGCTGACCGCAATCAGGGATCCGTCCGGGCTGCAGGCAATGCAGGTCGGCGCGTCGTTGATGCCCTGGTCCTCGCCGGCGCTGTGCAAGAGCTCACCGGTGGCACTGTCGAAGCCCAGCACCCAACCGGGCGTATCGGATCCCTGCGCCACCACCATCATCGGGCCCGGCGCGCCACCGGCGACGATGGCCAGATGCCCGGTCAATGCCAGGCTGCCGCTGAAGGCCAGAGTGCTCATGCGCGCAACCCCAGGCAGCGCCAGTGCAGCGTGATGTCCTCGGTCAGCGGGAAATCCTCATACCAGGTAATAACCGCTTGGGTGGTCGACAGCGAGGTCAGGAAGGCGCTGGGGACCCCACCGAAACCGGTCGTTTGCAAAGCGAACAGGAAATTGAAGACGCCGCCCTCGAACGGTTGCGGAAAGGTGATCGTGGTGGTGTTGCCCGGCGCAATGTCACCCTGATGCACGCGGCCCCACTGGTCCATGAGGTTACCGCCCAGGATCACGTAGCCGTCCGTGTCGAAGGATCCGCTGCCCGCGCCGGTCTGGAACGACAGGTTGCCGGCGCCATCGGTGGTCAGTACCGCATTGGCTGCGCCATCGGCGGTCGGCCAGCTGAAGCCGGCCAGCGACAGCGGCAGGCCCGCAGACTGCAAGCTCAGCGTACCGCCCGACGTGGAGAACGACATATTGCTGTCGCCCGTGAACGTGCTGATACCCGTTACTGCGACGGACAAACCGTTTCCGGCTTCGAGGGTAAAAGCCTGCCCAGATGTCAGCGTCAGCGTGCTGTCGCTACTGATGGTGAACGGATCGGGGGTGGTGATACTGGCGGTCGTTTGCGCAATGGGATCGATGGTCACCACCGGCGTGCCCGTCACCCCGTCCACAACCGGCGCGATCTGAAATAAACCGTCGCCGACGCCGTACGCCAGGCTCACGCCGTTCGCATCGTTATCGATCAGTTCGATCTGCGGCAGGCTCGCGTCGCGAATGACCAGCGGGTTGCCGTTGTCGTTGATGTCGTCGACCGTCCAGATCGGATCCGTGGGTGGATCCGTGTCCGTCGGCGGCGCGAACACGAATTTGTAACTCAACAGCGGGTTGAGCCAGATGGAGGCCTCGCCGCGGTCATCCAAAACGATCGGGTTGGTGTTCGCCGTGTTGCCGGTGAAATCCGTATAAGTCGGCGTCTTGGTCGACGAGTCGGCAAGGTACGTGAACAACTGGTAGCCCACCGCCGGCGCGCCATCGTTGTCGAAAAATTGCGGCCGCGCCAGCGGCGCCAGAATCGTGCTCATGAGGTCACCCCGTAATCCATATTTTTGGCGTAGCCGAGGCGGTGCAGCTCCGGCAATTCTTTCGCCAGGCGCTCGCCGATATCGTCGCGCACCATCAGGTTCGGTACGTGGATTCGATCCACGGCCGCGTAGGCTTTTTCTGCCGCAGCACGCACGGTTTTGCCCAGTCCCGTGACGCAGGCGATGTACTCGCGCGTGGTCACATTGGTGGGCTGTTCGACCAGTTTTCCGTCGACCATCACCGGCGCTTTTTGCCAGCGAATGCCGACGCGGTGCACCTGGTCTTCGACGTCCTCGATGCCGTACACCGGCACCCCCTGGGTCGCCGGCGGCGCGTCATCGGAATACGGGTACTGCGGCTGCGTCAGTACAACTCCGATGGCCACGTCATAGGACGGTTTGAGCGTGTCGTGGCCGTCGAGCAAGTCGCGCATCCACTGCGCGGGGTCGCCTTTGTGGCTGGCGGTTTGGATCCACCAGGCCGGCCAGCCGGCGCGGCAGGTAAATTCCAACGGCCACGGTCTGCCTTTGCGATCGATCATCACATTGACGTCGACGTCACCGATATGACGGCGCCGCCGCAGTTCCTCGGCGACGGGTTCCAGCACCGCCTGCGCGAGCGCGCTGTCGCGCACGTATTGCAATACCGATCCCTGCTCGCCGGTGTTGGGCCCGTAATTGCCCGACATCAGTTTCTTGAACTCGAAATTTTCATTCCAGGCATTCGGCAGAAATCCGTCCGGCCCCATCCAGCCGGATACCCCCATCTCAATACCGTCGATTTTTTCCTGGAGAATGCAGGGGCCTTTCAATTTCATGCCGAGCCGCTGCCAGTGTTGCAGGCGCGCCACCAGGTCAGCCGGATCCGCGGCGACATACGACAGCGATTTATCTTCCTCATCGCCGAGGGTTTTAAACACGTAGCCGACCGATTGTTTGCGCGCGAACTGCTCGGCCTCTTTCAGCGTGGCGAACTGCTGGTAACGCGGCACATCGATGCCGGCTTTGACAAAGGCCTGCATGCCGACGCCGCGTTTTATTTCGAGTTCCGCGCTGCGCACCGACGGGCCGAACACGGGGAAGCCCATTTTTCGCCAGTTATCGAGTTCACGCGTATACCGCGTGTTAAACAGATTCACCACCAGGCCTTTCTTCGCCCATTGCATCGAGGGAATCCAGTCCTCGACCTTCTCGAACTGCTCGAAACCCAGGCCGTCGGTCGGGTATTCGCCGCGCTTGTTCTTCGGCTGAAACCAGCGCACGGCATGCCCGGCGGCACCGCAACGATAGGCAAAATCTAGTCCGCAGCCGTCTGGATCGATGATTAGGATATTCAAGGTGTTGCACCCCTCGCGGACGAGAGTGCGCGCGCGTAGCACACAATCGTCCAGTTGTCAGTAACCGCGCGGTTACCCGGCCTCATTGGTTGGAGGCGCCGTACAGACCGCCGGCGACTGCCGCCGGCGGCAGCGCCACATCGCTGATTCGCGACAACGGCACCTGCGTGAACGGGATCCGTACCGGGCCCGATCGGGCGGGCATGGTGGAAGGGTCGGCCAGCATTTCGCCGATGCGGTTGGCGACGCGCCCTTCGGCCGGCTTCATCAGCAGGCTGAACCACTGATTGCCCAGCATGTCTGCCATCAGCGTATCGGCGAGGCCTTCCGGCAGCCCCAGCGGCCCCGCCACGCTGCGCAGCAGGTTACGGCCGGTGAGGTATTGGGCCGTGGGCGATCCGGTCACTGCGGCGCTCGTTTGCGC